AACTTCAACTATTACCAGTTAATAGGTTTGTATGCTTACCATTGTAAAGATGTTCCTTCTAAATATGCTAATATTCTTCAAGACCTTTCCTTGACAGGGAATCTTGCTTTAAGTATAAGAAATACAAAAAGCAATCAAAGCCATGAAGCTTTACGAGCCTTTATCAAAAAGAATTTACCAAAGATGATAGAGTTTGTCAATAAGGAGTTTGGGTATGAGTGAATTATTTGTTTTGGGAAGTATTGTAATCATAGTTGTAGCTCCTTTTGTATTTGTTGGGTCATATCTCACCATAAGGTTGACTTTAAACTATCTTCGGGATAAGGGCATTATCAAATGACAGAACTCACTAAACAAGAAGGCAAACAACTTGAAATCACAGAGAAAGACGGGAAGACAACGATTGTATTTCGGAAGGCAATTCTTAAGGGACGTGTTTCGTCATCGGAAGTTCTCAATACTATTCTTATTGCAGCCAAGATGCAGGCAGAGTACTACATTAAAAAACTTGCGTCAGGTTCCCCTTTGGAGATCGCAGAGGTTAAAGCACTCAAAGATCTCGGAGATATTACTAAGCTGGAAGCTACAAGTGTGGAAGAACCGAACAGGAAAGACAACTCAATCTTAACAGAGGTTGTTAGTAAGAATATTTATGATGCATTAACAGAGAAATTGTCCAGTAAATAGTATTTTTTACTATCTAACAGTACCTTTTAAAGTACTAGTCAATCGTTTTGAATCGAAATATCACATAAATAGTTATTAATCCACAAGGTACAACGATGCTAAGGCTGTATACAATTACAGGTATCATATACCAAGGGATAAAGTCTGTTAAGGTCATCGTTCATCCCTTCTTTACTTGAGTTGTAGAGTTCATCTTCCTATTCAATCTACAATACAAAAAAGCATTACATAGTATGACAGGGACAGCTACAATCAGTTGAGTCACATACCAAGGGTTTAAATAGTTTTTCATGTGAATCTCCTTATTGGATTTCGTAATTATTCTTTTTAATAACATAAGCCAATAAGAAACAAACTGGAGTAGCTATAACCATATTAGTTACAAACAATAAAGGTACGTAAGATACTACAAAGTACATAAATGCAGAAGGTAAAGACACTAGAATCATCAACACTAGAACAAGTAGTAAGTATTTCATTTGAATCTCCTTTGGGGAACCATTCCCTCTATTATATTTATCGGCAGAGACTTAGAAAACTTTAGCCTGTCACAAAATGTTATTACTTTTAGTACCTGATAGGGGTATAAGATGTTGATATTGTTGTTTTAGTACCTGATAGGGGTCTAAAGATTTTCTATTCCTGCTACTAGTCAAACTCAGGAGTATAGAGCTAAATGACCACAATAGACAATCTCGTATCAATTCGTGAACTCACCAAAGAGGATATAAACTTCCTCCTCAACTCATCCATCCAATGTTTATCACAATACACAGAATCAATCGTCAAAGGACAGAATAGATTAAATGCCTATCAACTCCTTGAAAAGATTATACTTTATGGTCTAAATAGAATAGATTATAGTATTTTTATAGCCTGCCGAAGTGATGATTCTAATGATATTGTGGGTTACATTGTAGCAGATACAAAAGACAACCACATCTTTCTTCAATACACCAAATATAGTTACAGGAAGTTAGGGATTCAAAAGAATCTACTGCTGCCATTAGTTGTAGATCCTAGTTTACCTATAACAGTTAATTGGCCTACCAAAGAAATGCTTAAGTTAGCTGCTAACAATACAGTCACAATACAAAATAAGTTCGTTGAAACACTTATCGATACACTTTACTTCAAGGAGAACGCATGAAAGTAAAAGTCTTACACACCATATCTACTATTATTAGTAAAGATTATACCACAACCTTTAACAGTACTAAACATCTTATTGAGCATATTATAGAACCAAATGGATATCTGATTGATAAGATTACATTTGTTCCATATCATAATATAAGAGAGTTGGTTGTAGAGGTAGAACCTTTAAAGGCAACAGCACTAACACTGAAAGAAGTATTAGAAGCTGTTGAGTTACCTGAAGATGAAGCAGAGCAAACAGTTCATGAGTCTACTGGTATAATTAAGAAACATAAAGCTAAACAAGTTAAATGATTAAAGAACTTGAACAGCTTTATAAGGTAGCACCTCTTTACCAAGAGCTCTTTAGTGAGCAGTTGCAGTTTGCATTGGCGCCAAGCCGGTTCATTGCTGCAGTGTGTTCACGTCGAGCTGGTAAGACTACTGTTTGTGCTGTTAAAGCTTTTCAAGAGTTAATCAACCACCCTAATAGTATAGGAATCTATCTTGCATTGACAGATAGGTCCGTAGAAGATATTTTTATGCCAGCGGTAGCCCCACTCATCAATAAATATAAGATCAAAGCAAAGATTAATAAGGATGAAATCATTTTTGATAATGGGTCTAAGCTTATAATTTGTGGAGCCAATCACACTCATAAAATTGAAACGTTCCGAGGTATCAAACTCCTGTTTTGTATTATTGATGAGGCGGCCTCCTTCTCTGAGAAGATTCTTCACTATCTAATTGACGAAATAATTGGTCCAGCTCTTTCTGACCTTCAAGGTCAATTGATGTTGATTGGGACACCTGCAGCTCATTGTCAGGGGATGTTTTACGACGTAACTCTTGGAGTTGAAGGAGGAGATGTTTGGCTAGTAAAAAAGTGGACTGCATTTGATAACCCTTTCATGACTGTTAACTTCCAAAAGGATGCAGACCTATTCTGCAAGCGGAAGAAATGTGACCGTACACACCCTAAGTTTCGTCGAGAGTATCTTGGGGAGTGGTGTGCAGATGATGAAGCCTTAATGATTAAACCGTTCGCGCTTGTTCACCCACCTACAATCTATCATACAGATACTTGGCGTAGTGTCATTGGAGTTGACTTTGGGTTCAATGATGAGACTGCCTTCTCTGTTATCGGCTGGGAGCGCAACAATCCTAAGTCTTATATACTAGAAACTTTTGGTATCCGTCAAGCATCTGTTTCAGAAATTGGTAACATATTGAAAAGACTAAAAGAAACATACAAACCTGTGCGGATAGTAGGTGACCCAGCAGGTGCATCTAAGATTATGATGGCTGAGTTTCTCGATAAATATAAGATTGTCATGGAATCTGCCCAAAAGACAAATAAGGCACACTATATTGAGATTCTAAATGATGCACTTATTAATTGTGACCTAGTTCTTCATCCAGAAACCACCAAAGACCTTCAAACTGAGATGCGTAAGGTTGTTTGGAATGAAGATAGAACTCGTGAGTTAGAGGGTATGAAGTGTGACCAACTCGACGCTACGATTTACGCTTATAGAGAAGCCCTTGCGTATACTGAAAAGATAATTGTCAAAGTGGAATTAACTTCAGAAGATACCGCTCGTGAGTGGATGAAGATGCAAATAGATAAAGATATGCAACGAGCAGATGAAAAACGAGGAGACACATTCTTTGATGATATGTCTCAATTCTTAGATTAAGGAAAACTATGTTAATAAACCCTATCCAAGAAGAGATTCTAAAAGCTCTTTATGAATTAAGAGATAAAACCAGAAAAGAATTCCATGACAGATGGATGAAACGTATAGATATCCTATATCCAATAACTAAGGAAGACAAATGAGCTCAGAACACAACCAAGTAATTAATCAATATCCTGATTGGATAGACTCACCTCCAAAAGAAGTTTATAAAGCTATCTTTAATCAGATTACTGACTTCGATAAGAATATTGCTAATATTGTATCGGCTAATAGTCTTAAAGGTATGAGACAATACACTGGAAGAGGAATGCCTTCCCTTCATGCTAATAGCTATATGTCAGATGTTGACAGTGCAGGACAGTTAGGGTTATCACAATCAGTGAGCCGTGTGGCGTTTAACCTTACCGCGAGTGTGATTGATACTTTGACTGCGAAACTTGCTTCGATTGAGTCGGTTCCTCAAGCGGTAACGAACAAAGGTAATTCTAAAGGTCGCAAGCTTGCAGAAGATTTGAATCATTTGGTCAAAGGTATATTTCACAAACATAATCTCTCCCATTTAATACAGTTAGCGTTTCGCGATGCAATGATTAATCGTGCCGGCTACATCAAAGTTATTAAAGATGATGATGGTATTCATATAGATAGAATCTTAGTCGATGAGGTTGTCGTCGATCCAGCAGATGGCTATTACAATGATCCATACAAAATGATTCATCGTAAGGCTATTCCTGTTCACGTCCTCAAGAAACAATACCCTAAGTATATTAAGGAGATAGAAGGTTGTCAGGTAAAAGAAGTACGCCAATATAACACTCGTAATTATACTCCTTGTATCACCGTTGCTGAAGCTTGGTGCAAGAATACTTACACACCTAATGGTCGCCATGTTATTTCAATTGAGACAGTGGACATCTTAGATGAATCCTGGGACAAAGATTATATCCCTATCATCAAATGTGATTACAATGAACCTGTGATTGGGTGGCTAGGACAATCTGTGATAGATGAACTAGAACCTCTCCAAAAAGAGATTGACAGAATTCTTGTCACGATGCAAGCGGTTATGAAAATAATGAGTATCCCACGTGTATTTGTCGACACCAACTCAGAAGTTAACTCAGCACATATTACAAATAAAATGGGACTCATTCTTAAATATGACGGGAAACAAGGTGTAGCACCTATCATCCATAACGGGGCTGCCATGCCTCCCGAGCTTATGCAGTCTGTAGAATTTCTAATACAGCAAGCATATGCTAGAGTAGGTCTTACACCAATGGACACTCAAGGTCAACAAAAAACTGGATCGGGTAATCAATCTGGTGAAGCTTTAAAGACTATGACGGATATTAAATCCGAAAGATGGCAACTGTTACAACACAATTTTGAGAACAAACATGTTGAACTTGCTCAAGTTATCCTTAAAGAACTTCAAGGGACTAAAATTAAAGTTACTGCACTTGATAGACATATTGGCCTTAGAGAAATTAACACTAAAGTAATTCCTAAGGTTGCAGACTCTTATGTGCTTCGTATGTATCCTGTGTCTTCTCTTCCAGATAGTATACCAGATTTGATTGATAGTGTGTCACAAATGTTACAACTTGGAGTGATTCAACCTTCACAAGTACCAGACTTATTTAATATGCCCGATTTAGATGCTCAAATATCAATGCAATCAGCCCCTCGTAAACTTATCGATAAGAGAGTTGAGCAAATGGTAGATACAGGGGTGTATACAAACCCTGAACCTTACCATGATTTAGATTACGCAGCTGTTTGCGCTATGCAACAATATAATTGGGCTCAACTTAACGATTCTGATGATAAGACTTTAGGATTATTGCGACGTTATATTAATGATGTCAAGAGTTTACTAGCACAAAGAGCGCCTCCTATACCCGGTAACACACCGACGACACAACAACCCGCAAGTCCTACCCCGCAACCAGCAGGTCAGGCCCCGCAAGTACCACCAAAAGCAGCATAAGGAGAATATATGTCTGAACAAGTAGTAGAATCCACAGTTACTGAAACCCCTGAAGCGATTAAAGCCCCTGAATCGCCTCAAGAATCAAATTTATCTGATACTTTTCAACGTATCGCTAAACAAGAATCATTTGTTAAGTCTGAAAGGGCAAAAATTGAAGAAGCCCGTAAAGCTTTCGAAGCTGATAAAGAAGATATTAGCAAATACAGATCTCTTAAAGAGAAAAACCCATTTGAGATACTTGAACATTTTGGCATTAGCTATGACAAGTTACTACAAGCGGATAAAGACAGACAAAATCCAATAGATCCTATGGTTAAAAAAGCTCTTGATGCTGTAGAGCAACTTAAAGGTGAACTTAATTCTGAAAAAGAAAAGGTTGTTCAAGAAAGACGATCTAAAGCTGAGATAAAATTACAGGCGGATATTGCTCAAGTAATTAAAACTCATGAATTTGATTTGATTGAAAAACTTGAAGCTAAAGATTCTGTTCGGGAATATATGGAAGAGATGTATGCCACTACTGGAGAGATCCCCGATGTAAAAGAAGCTTGTGAAGCTGTAACAGAAAGACTTGCTGCACGATTTATGTCTGTGAAAGATTCTAAATGGTTAAAACCAAAAGAGGCCCCAGTACCCGAACGGGCCACCGAAAGTAATACTGAGACCCAAAAGAATCATACCATATCAAATAAGATGACACAATCCTCTGTAGGGACAGATAAGCCAATGACTGAGTCTGAAAGGTTCAAAGCAGCTCTTCAAGCTATGAATACCGTCAGTCGCTAATGTTTTTCTATTCTTGCTATAGTTCTATCAGTCAGAAGAAATCGACGTAGTTTCATTAATCCTGCCCAAATGATTAGTGTTCAAGATAGTGGGAAGTTTACACATAAATTTTCATATGTAAGTTAAGTTGTTTAACTTTACATACAATTATCTTGAAAGGATCATCGCCTCATGGCTCTGAATCAAACAAATTTTGAAGCTGCTTTAAAGCAACTTTACCCTTCCGAAGTTATCAAAAATATGGGTTATATGCGCAACCCTTTCTATGCACTAGTTGCTAAAGATGAAGGATTCGTTGGAGAAAGCTCCAAAGAACCTATTGCTGTAGCTTCTGTTCAAAACCGTTCTGCTACTTTTGCAAATGCAAACGTTTCTTCGACTAACTCTATTGTTAGAGCTTTCTTAGTTACTCGCGTATCGAACTACTCAATGGCTGCAATTGCCAATGAAACTCTTTTAGCTTCTGAATCAGATAAAGGTGCTTTTATTAAGGCAGCTAAATTTGAAATGGATAAAGCCATTCATGCTTTAACTCGTTCTATTGCTACTCAACTTTATCGTTCTGGTACAGGTTCGATTGGTAAGATTGCATCTACTGCAACTATCAACAGTACATCTGTTTATGTTCAATTAGCTCAACCTGAAGATATCGTTAACTTTGAATATGGTATGAATATTTCTGCATCTCAAACAGATGGTGGAACATTACGCGCTTATGGTTCAACTGCTGCATTCATTGTAGCTATTGAT